GCTGATCCCCACCGAGGATCGCCAGACACCATTGCCCGGCAGCGTATGCTTTGTCCTGCGCGTCCGGTCCCCGGAAAGACCGCAGCGCCCCGACACGCCGCAGCGTCCGGATCTCGGTCTTCGGGGCAGGGGCCACCACACCGGGGGTAGGAGTGGGAGCACTTCGCCGCCCCTCGCTGGCCGCAAGCGCCGCCTTCTCGGCGATGAGCTTCGAGAACCGGGCTTCCTCAGCACCGGCCTTGCCAGCCTCCTCCAAAAGGCTCTCATACTTGCGTGTCTCGTCGTCAGTGAGGGGCCGGGACTTGCCGCCCTCGCCCCCAGTCGCCGCCGCCAGCAGCACGCCTTCCGCCTCAGCCAGTTTGGCCGAGCGCAATTCGCGGGCCGCATCGGCCGCCTTTTGCAGATCCATGTGATCGTCTCCTTTGAGCCGACGACCACCCATAAACACCTACGGGCGCAAACCGTCGGCAAGTGTGAAAAACACCTGCTGACGACCCACGCCCGCAACGGCAGTTGTGAATCAGTCTCTCGCGTTTAGCACCATGCCAACGGGCTGGGCTGCTAGTTCGCGGCAGAATCAAACTAGACCAATCGTACAGATTGGCGAACTCGTGTCAATACGTTTTGAGGCGTTCCAGTTCGATTTTCTTCGAGGCCAGATCGAACGGCATCCCCTGCAAAGCCTTGGCCTTGGCCAGCGAACGCAACGCCATCTCAGTTGCCTGATAGGCGGGGTACGTGACGGCACTCACGTCGAACAACTCGACGTTGTGCAATTCGCGGATCTGCCGCTCGCCCTCTTGTCGCCAGATGTCGCTCTTCGTGGTAAACCCGAAACTCATCTGGTCCATGTCGCCCCTGCGGATCTTCGGCACCAGTGCTTGCACGTCGGGGTCGGTCATGTCCAGATCCGCCTCCATCCTCAGACCGCGTTGATCCTCCGCGAGTCGCAAGGTGCCGGACTTGGTGCGGGCCAGCGGTGTCCCCTCGTGGTTGACCAACAGTCGCACATCGGCACCGCTTGCCAGTGTCCTGGTAAACGCCCCGGGCCGAATGATCTCAACAAATCCGCCGAGGTCTTGCGAAAGCGAATTAAAGACTGCCGCATATCCCCGAAGGGTTACCTTGCCGTCTGCCTCAGACCGCAGTTCGATCTCCGCACACGCTCTGTACTCTCGGTCGCTCATCGCACAACCTCCCGGGCAAATTCGGTCGCCCGCCGCGCATCCCATCGGGACACCACCGATTCGACACTTTCCGCCAGCCGGTCCGCCGACACCTCGCACGCGGTCAACAGGGCCTGGCGAGACTGCTCGACGTGACGGGCCACGATGTCCGCCGGGTCGAGAGACTGCCCCAGGTGCAAACCGAGGGCTCGCACCGTCGGGCCGATCGCCTGTTCCAATGTGGCCGCGTGCTCGGCATAGAACGCATCCAGCCACCCGAGGAACTCGCCCGGCTTGTTTGCTGCACGCGTTGCCGCGTTTCTCTCCTTCGACAGCAGCCGGGTAAGGTCGTTCTCCAAGATGCTCCGCAGTGCATCGCCGAGGTCTGGAGAATCATCCTCCTCCGCCTGTGCCACGCTCGTCTGTCCGACGCTCGGGGTCGGGGTTGCCTGCATGGCCGTGGTTAGTGGGACCATGTTCCCGTTGATCAGATAGGCGTTGCCATCGTCAGTGGGAATCGGATTCATGCCTTCTCGGTCCCTGATCTCGTTTGCGCTCATCCAGCCGTTCTGTCTGGCCACAGCGTAGGCATCATACCGGCTCTTGAGGTCCGCCAGCGATAGATCATCAAGGTCAAGCTCGGTGAAGTAGGTCGGTTTCTCGCTCGCGGAGAACAGCTTCCTATGCGCCTCCTGCTGCATGGCCACGGCAAGGGGGCGGATCGTGTATGTCTTGTATTCGATGCTCTGGTGTTCGATGTTGCCAAAGGTCGCCCGGCTTAGATCCCGCAGAAGGTGGGGGGGGATGTTGAACCACCTCGCGACTTCCGCAATCTGGAATTGCCGTTGCTCCAAGAGCTGGGCGTCCACCGCACTCATCTGCATGGCCTGGAACTCCATGCCCTCCTGGAGAACGGCAATGCGTCCGGCCTTGTCGGCCCCCCGGTGCAGCGCGTCCCACTCGTCGCGGATGTTCCGCCTCGCGTCGGTCGTCAGCTTGCCGGGATGCTTGAGGATGCCCCCGGGCCTGGCACCATTGGCAAAGCTGCTGCCGCTGTACTGCTCCATGCCGAGGGTGAGACCGAAAGAATCCCGGGCCCGCTGCACCAGCCCCTTCCCGACGATCCCATCAGCCGCCATCAGGGGGACGTGATACACTTCGATCGGATCGAGGCGGACGGGATTCAACCCGTGTTCGTCGGTCACCTCGTAATAAATGCGCTTCGTGCTGTCCCGCTTCATGGCCACGCGGGCCGGGTGAATCCACCAGAGAGAGACGGGCCGCCCGCCCCGGTTGCGTTCGATTTCCGCGACCATGTTCCCGTGCAAGTAGAAACTCGTCATCATGGCAATTCGCCACGAGAACGCCGTCATCTCACTGTTAGGCTCCTGATCCAACAGCAGCCGCAACGGATGGTCGTACCGCTCGATATTCGATTCGTCCTGCCGCTCATAGACTTCCCATTCAAGCTGGGCCACGGTCTCGGCAATCACGCGCACCGCAGCGTACACCGCCGAAACGGTCATTGCCGAAGTCTCGGTGATCGCCACTCCGCTTGAGCTACGCGGCATCAAGGCGTCTGCCACTTGCTGCGACATGCCACGGGACTCAGGCGCGATCCAATTCGCCAGACCCCGCCGAATCCCTGCAATGATGCTCACAGTGACAGACTCCCTTTCGTGTCGTAGACGCTGCCCACTTCATCCGCCACCATCGCGGTCCCCATCGCCATGATCGTAGCAACGATGCCGTCAATCTTGTCCGCAGACCGGGACTTGCTAGGCCGGATATTATCGCTCTTGTCCCGCTCCGCCGCTACGTTTCCCGCCATCCATCGCAACACAGGGTCGCCGTCGTGGTGTAGTGTCTGGTTGGCAATCCTCCGCTCGAACTCCTTCGAGGGGGCCGCGAATGATCCGATAGTCTGGCGGAATTCCTTCAGCCGCTCGGCAGGGAATCCCGCTGCCGCCAACTGCTGGGCCATCGCCCGGGCCGGTCCCCAGGGGTCATAAGCCAAACATTGCAGGTCGAACCTCTCAGCCACCTCGCACAGTTCCGCACAGATCACCCCGTAGTCTGCCACGTTCCCGTCGGTCTGCGTGATCAGCCCTTGAGACGCCCACCGCTTGGCCTGTGCGCGGTCCTGCTTCCCTCGAATGTCAGCGACTTCTTCGGGCATCCAGTAGCGGCATTTTACGTAGTAATCCGTGTCCCTCTTGAACACCATCGATAGCGCGTTGATGTCGCGCGTTGATGCAAGATCGAGGCCACACCAGACCGGTTCGCCCGAGAATTCCGAGGCGTCGAAGTCTTCGCGACACTGGTCCCAGTGGTGCATTTGAATCCAGCGGACGGCCTGCTCGGTCCACTGGTTGAGATACAGATTGCGAAAGACGTTTTCCGCTGCCGGGTTGTTCCGTGCTGCCGTACACTCGTCCCGCAGAAAGTCCAGAGAGACAGACACTCCCAGATTCGGGTTGGCCTTTTTCCAGACTTCTTCGCTGGTCCAGTCCTCTCCCGCGTCTGCCCCGTAGATCACGCCGTAGAACGTCGGGTCGGAATCCGCATCGGCAATCGCTGCCTTCGCCCTCTGGTGCATCTCCCAGCAGATCGACGACCGGTCATGCCCTGCTGTAGTGATCGCAACAACCAGAGGATTAGCACGGGCTCCGCGACCAGAGAGCATCGCGTCCCATAGCTGGCGGTTGGGCTGTGTGTGGAGTTCGTCGAAGATAATCCCGTGGGGGCTCTTGCCGTGGGCCGAGTACGCTTCCGCCGAAGTCGCCGCATACCATCCGCCGCGACGGTTCCCACGGATTTCGTATTGCCTCAAATCGGCTTCCGCCTGCAGTGTCGGGGTTCCCGCCGTGATCATCTCACGGGCCGCACGAAAGACGATCCCAGCTTGTTCCCGGTCACCGGCACATGAGTAGACTT